GGAGGAAGCTGCCGGTGATGCAGGTGACCGCCACGTCGAGGCGCCGGTCGATGAACGTCGGGCAGGGCAGCTCGGTGCAGGTCTTGGGGGTGTCCGCGATGACCTGTGCCTCGGTGAGGAACGTGAACGACGTGATGGACGCGTCGTTGATCGCGGCCCACGTGACGTCGCGGGTGTAGTTGATGCCGCCTCGCGGGGCCGTGGTGGTCGGCGCATCGAAGATGCCGTCGACGTCCCACAGGGAGCACAGCTCGTAGCGGTTCTCGGACGGGGCGCACCAGCCTGCGGCGGCGGTCAGGGAGTCGAGACCCTGCTCCGATGCCTTCTTGACGTTGCTCGCCCACGTCTTGAGCAGCCCGCCGTCGTCCAGGCGACGCTCGTTGCGCGCGTGCTGAATGACGCTGTAGTCACCCTCGTTGGTGCCCTTGAGGGTGAGCGCCTCGCCACGGTCGCGGGTGAACTGGCCCAGTGCACGGGAGGTGCGCTGGCCCTTGTCGCGGCCGCCGCCGCTACGCCCGAACTGCTTGAACAGTTCCAGGGACGCGCCGGTGAGCTCGCGGACCGTGCTGTCCTCGCCTGCCTGCTTGCGCAGCACACCGGCCGCGTCGGCGTTCAGGTTGATGGAGAACGTGTCGCCGGTCTTGACCTTCGCCGGGACCGCAGGCACCACAGGGGCCGTGGTGGCCATCGCGGTGACGGAGGGGACCTCGGGGACCACGGCGGTCTCTACGGCCGCCACAGGGGCAGCAGGAGCCTCTACGACCGGAGCAGCGGCCGGTGCGGGGGTGCGGTCCGGGAGGGTGCCGAACATCTCGGCGTTGGCGGCCAGCTTGGTCGCGGTGATCTCACGCGTGGTGATCTCGGTGTTGAGGGCTGTCGCCTCCTCACCGAGGGTGTTGAACTCGGTGATCTCCTCGGCGGAGAACGACTCGGCAGGCTTGGCCGCCAGCGCTGCGCCCCGGGTGCGGACCGCTTCGTACTTCGCGGTCAGGTCGGCGTCGCTCAGCGCGGCCAGGTCGACCGGGGTAGGCGGTGTGATCTCTTCCGGCATGGTGCCCTCCAGGGGCGTCGGCGTCGTGAAGGTGCGGTCACTTCGTTCGCGTCGGCAGGCCCACAGCCATGCTCCGGTGCTGCGCCCATGGTACGCCACGCGTCGTCCTAACGCTGAGTGACGCCCGTGAGAGGTCTGGGATGTCCGAATAGCCCGAACACTGGTCAGTAACATTGCTGAAAACGCTCTGACCTGCGGAAATGACTAGTCACGTTAGACACCGACCTGGGTTAAACGCTTATGCGAGAATGGTAAGTCTGGGGTAATCAGACTCTGGTGTCTATAGTGACTAGTGGCCCTTGACCTGCACTGATAGACATCCTGGGAGGCACCACCCCAGACTCGGGCAGTGCCTCCCAAACCAGGACAGTTGATCACACGCGGACGGCAGTCATCCGCATGCCCTTCCGCAACACAGGGTCACTCTGGCGCCCCATCGAGAGCCGAGCAGCGACCAGCGTCTCCTCCAGGTCGCTGGACCCGTCACCCCACGTGACCCTGTACTTGGTCACCTTGCCGTCGGCCGCCGCCATCCTGGCCGCCCTGTTCGCACCGCATCCGCCGCAAGGGCTCATGATCAGTTCCTCTCATCCATGACTGTCAGGTCCCACACTGTCTTGGCCCACCCCGCTCGGGCGAGCTGGAGGCCACCACCCTCGGGCACGGGCGCAGCAGGCATCTCCCCGCGCTGCGCCGTGACGCCGAAGCTGGCGATGAGGCTGCGCTGCTCCCCGGCCGCGAAGCTCACCCGAGCCCTCGGCACCGGGAACCCCGGGGCGTTGACGCTGCACACCGCGATCAGCTCAAGGCTGCCACCGATCCGGCGCCAGTCACCGCTCACCGGGCTGGCCATGAACTGCTCGACCCTGGCGGGCGCAGCACCGGGCAGCATCCACCCCGCGACCCAGATCCCGAACTCGTCCTCGCCTGCGGTCACCCGTGCCACCGCAGCGTCAAGGTCGTCGTAGTGCGCCTGAGCGGCCTTGAACGCCACCTGGGGGTCGGCGTGCCTCGGGCCCGTCACGAGCGCCCCCACGGGCACGGAGCCCCCTCCCTGCACCCGCTGCTCCCCGACCGTGAAGTGGCTGTAGGCGGTCTGCGACGACGGGGCGGTCACGCACCCGGGCAGGCCGACGTGGCACTCGCCCCAGCCTGCGATGTGCCCGAAGACCCGGCCCTCCTCCGTGACCGTCAGGGGCGTCAGGGCGCTCACTGCGGGCGGGGAGAACCACTCGGCCGGGGGCAGCGTCTCGGGGGCCGCCAGGCGCTCCTGTGTCTGCACGGCGAACGTGGCCAGGCTGGCTGTGTACGCGTCGTAGGAGTCGTACTCCGGCATGGGCCAGTACTCGGTGTCCTGAGCCGGGAGCGGGTCCAGCGTCAGCGACACGTCGGCGAACGCCGGGACCGCGACCAGGGTCGCCCCCGCTACGCGCCACTGGGTCAGGACGATGTTCTCGTCCGCGTCCATGACGTACTCGATGTCGTCCAGGTCCACGGACGGGCCGATGACACCGGCCTCCAGCGACTCGATGGCCGACCACCCGGCGTCCTCCAGCATGGAGCCGGTCGCGGTGACCATGCCCCCCTCGAACCTCATGCTCTCGATGCGGCCGACGACGACCGCCCCGCCGTGCCCGTCGTCGGTCTCGCGCTGGTACATCAGGGGCAGGGGCAGCGTCCGGGAGGTCCCGGCGCCCTCCATGAGGATGCGCCCGTCCCCCGTCTTGACTCCGGTCCGTGCGAGCACGGCACTCCATGTTCGTGGCATCAGGTCCCCTCTCGGAACTGCCGGTCTGTCCAGTCGATCGTCTCACCCAGCACGACCGGCAGGACGGTACAGCGACATTGAATGACCTCGGCCGCCGGGCCGGTCGGGTCACCCGGGTACATCAGCCTCGCGCCGCCCACGACGAACGGCTCGGTGAGGAGCGTCCGCTGTCCGTCGGCGGCCTTGTGCGTCGGCCTGGTGCGGTCGTCGTCTGTTGACAGCCACACCTTGAAGGGGGCCGGATCACCCCGTTCCAGGGCCTCCAGCTGGGCACCTCTCCAGGCCCCGCCGTTGACAGCAGCCATGGTCTCGGTGCGCGCCACGGTCCGGGCACGGTTTCTCCACCGTTCTGAACCGCTCACGCTTAGTACCTGATCGATACGCTGAGTCACGGTGGGGATGTCGTCCCCGGCTTGTATCCCGCGCTCGACCTCGGAGACGATCAGCGCGTACACCTCATCCGGGAGGCGCACCATCCGGTTCCCCGACTCGTTCAGGAAGCTGGCCACCCAGGGGTCACCAGGCGGCTCCTCCCGGCCCGTCACGCGGCGCAGCATGTCCCGGACCGTCTGCGCCACCGTGGGCAGCACACGGACGTTCACGGCGTCGGTCCAGAACTGCTGGTGGTCACTGACCCGCCCCGGGTCGACGCGCCCGTCCCTGTTGACGTCTCGTCTAACAAGCCCCAGGAACTCGGTAGCGGCCCGCCACCACGCACGCCCCGTGCGCTGCTCCCCCTCAGTGATGACGGAAAGCGCGCGCAGGCGTGCGGGCAGCTGCGGGTCGGATCCCGGCGGGGTGGTCACCGCGCCCTGCTGACCTTGCGCAGTGCGTGGGTCAGCGCGGCTGCGTCATGCGGCATGTGGTGCTCCAACCGCTCCCGGGTGTAGCGGGTCACCCTGGCCTTGAACGAGTCGCGGTCCAGGCGGTGCGCGTCAGCCACGTTGTCGGCCCACAGGAAGCTGTCGGCGAGCAGCTCGAGCACGGACTTGGAAGGCTCAGTGATCACCGTGTGCAGGGCCCACTTGTCCACACCCCCGAACTGCCCCCGGTGCTCCCGGGTCAACAGGCGTCCACCGGCGCGGGACAGCGCGTCGAACACGATGAGCTCGGCAGCGGCGACCAGCCCCTCCGGCAGCTCCTCCGCCTCCGGCTCGGCCCTGGCGGGCTCGATGGCGGGCGCGGGCTCCGGTGCCTCCAGCACGTCGCCTGCTGCTGCCCCGGCGGCCTCGG